CTGGCCGCGTTCGCCGCAGTCGTGAAAGTCACGTGATCCGGGCCAGGAAAAGTTATCGAATCGACGAGCAGGCCGATCAGATTCCCGTCTGAGTCGAGCTGGCTTATCCTCCCAGTAAAGGTGGCGTCCGCCATGTCGTCGTAGGCGGACAGCGTGTATTGCGTGGACGGCGATACGGATATTGGGGTTTTGGTGCAGGAGTCCCCGGTCCAATCGTCGTCGGACTGGGAGGCGTTCGCATCCGATGGCATTCCCGTTGACGGGTCTATGTATGTTTTTATCAGGTTCGAGTCCGCAAGCAGGTTCGTCCCGCCAATCGAAAGATTGTCGAAATCAGTTTTGGTGGCGTAGGTTTGCGACACTTCGCTTTTGAAACCGCTCAGATTCTGTTCGAGGCTGCTGGTGCGCGTGACGAGGCCGTCCGCTGTTTTCCCCACCTGAGTGATGTTCGCCGTGTTGGATTCCACGGTGCTTTTGAGGCTGTTGGCGGTCTGCACCGCCGATGCGGCTTCGGATGCCGCCTCGGTTATCCTCACGGACAGGCCGCTGGCGGTCTGCTCGACCGAGGACGCCTTGTCCATCGCGCCGTTCGCGGTCTTCGTCGTCTCCGTTATCTTCGAGGACAGCGAATCGCTCGTGGCCGACAACTCCGCCTTCGTGCTGTATTTGCCGTCGGCCTGCTTCGTGGTCTGATAATCCTTGCTGATCGTGGCCTTCAGCCCGTTCGCGGTCTGCTCGACGCTCGTGGCCTTGCTCAAAGCCGCCGAAGCGGTCTTCGTGGTCTGCGACACCGTGGACGACAGGCCGTTCACTGTCTGCTTCAGCTCGGTCACGCTCTTCACCGTCGTGTCGCCGCGCGTGATCTCTCCTTCGAGCTTCTGTCCGAACTCGGTCAGTTTCGTCTGCTGGCCGTTGACGGTGCCTTTGATGTCGGTGATCTGGCCGGCCAACTGGTCGCCGGTCTTGCCCAGGTCATCCGCTTTCGCGCTTACCTTGTCCACTTCAGCTTGCAAGTCGGAACGCACCTGGTCGGCCTTCGCCGCCGCGGCATCCGCCTTCTGCTGCGCGTCCTGGGCGGCCTTGTCGATTCCGCTCGTGTCCACCAACGGCAACTGGTTGCCGTCCCGGTCGATGCGGTTCGCGCCGTCCTGCGCGCCATCACCGATGATGACGTCCGTGTCACCGCCTGTAGGGATGCGCACGGTGCCGACCTTGTGCGTCTTCTGAGTCAAGGCCAATCTCATGGCCTTCATCCCAAGGCTCAGGCCGAGGACATTATCATCGGGATTCAATTCGACATGAGAAGCCATGCGTACCTCCGAAAAATTCAGGCCATGGGATCCTCCATGGCGTCGAAAATCAAGCTCACTTTGTCCGATTGGTCGCCGCTCATCTGCATGAGACGGCACTCGTAGACGCCGTCGGAAAGCGATGGGAAGCCTTGGATGTCCAACCGCATCGTCTCGCCGGGCCAGAAGCTGCCGAGCGGATGCAGTGGCGTGCCGTCCACGCTCACGTCATTGGCGTGCAATTCGCCTTTGATCTGCATGAGCGGCGCGTGATTCGCGGCAAGGACGCCGTCTGCATGCTGGCGCAGCAGGTTCGCGTCGGCGGCGTCCGTGTCGCTGTAGGTCATCTCACGGAGCGGGAACGGCTCATGATTGTCGTTGACGAGGCTCAGGTCTTCGGACAGGTGGCAGAGCTGCGCCTTGTCCGTGCCAGAGCCGGACGCGTAGACACGGTGCACGGCGCCCAAGTGGTCGATGGTCATGTTTTCCAAGGTGCCGCCATACGGGCTGCTGGAAAGCTCGAGGATAGTGTCCTGCGCGATGTTCGGATCCGCGTCACTCCCGGCGAGGAAGTCGAAGCGAATCGTATTGCCGGACAGTTTCGGCCGCAATTGCAGGTCGGGCCCGTTTTCGACGTTGGCGATTTTGTCCCACACGGCCGAGCACTTCAGGTTCTGGATATCCCATGAATCGTATTCGCGCTGGTGCGAGCCCTGCTCTCCTCGGTAGTTCCAGTCGATGGGCAGTCCGCCGCCCGGCTTGGCGGTGGTGCACAGCCACCCCGCCTCCGCCGCGATGGCGCGCAAGGAGAGATTGTTGAAGTTGATGACGTCGGTGCTGGTGCTGCCATTGGCAGTGCCGTAGACTCCCTCGCGCACCAGATACCGGTCGCCCAAGAGCCCGTAAATGCTCGTCAGGCTGAAGTCGGTGTCGAGTGGCCCGTCCTTGCGTTGTCCGATGAGGCCGCACAATATTGGTGTGCCGATGGCATCCTCTGAATCGAGCGGACTCGTCCAGCAGAGTGCGATACTGCGCCGGTCTGGCGCGAGGAGCCGTGAGCGTTCGCCTGGCGAATTGGCCGGCACCGCGGTCCATGGCACCTTGAGACCGCTCACCTCGTCCTGTCCCACACCCTTGGATTTCGTGGTGGAAAGCGATGAGTCGGCCACACTGACCGACCAGCTGAAATTCGGCAAGTCGATTGGACACAAGAGCTGTCCGCTGATCGTATCCACGATATACGCGCGCCAAGCCATGAGTGCGCCTCCTTAGCCGACGTTCACGCCACGGTCCCACACCTCGAGCGTGCGGCCGGGGTAATTCTCCTTGCCGTCGCTGTGACAGATGAAATAGACGTTCTCGCCCCACGTGACGCGATGGTTGCGCGTACGGACGGTGTGCCATCCGGCCTGCAATGACACCAAGGCGTTCAGATGCACCTGCTGCCACGCTCGGCTCACCTGGAATTGGCCGCCGCCACCGGAGACGTCCTGCCCGTCGACCTGAAAGCCGACATACCAGCAGGCCATCTGTGTGGCGTCCTCGGTGGGCTTCTTGGGATTGTCGTGTCGGCAGGCGGCCGCCGTGGCCGTGTACCTGAGCTCCACCAGCCTGTCGGTCGGCAGATAAAAGCTGGTGTCCTGCTCGAAATAGTCCTTCCCACCGTCGCCCATGTTTGCGGGACCCTCGTAGTTTCGGACGTTACGCGCAATGAGACCCTTGCTCGCGCCGTAGGGCATGGCGTAGCGTTCCGCGCCATCCGTACTGCACGATTTGGTTTGTGTCATGCCGGCGGGCACGAGCATGACCGCCAAACGCACCACATCGGACGGCACCTGGTCGAGCGGCACGTCTGGGTCAGCGGCCGGCGTGCCCTGAGTGACGCCGAGCACCACCTGATTGTCCGCGTCTCCCTTGTCGAGGTCGTGGGCGCGGAGCCAAATCACGTCGTATCGGCTCAATCCGGCGTTACCGGCGCCGACTGCGGGAGTGGCGCCGCCCGGCCAATAAGCGAGCACCGCCTCGCCCTTCTGGCCGTCAGGCTGAATCAATGCTGTACCGGCTCTCACCGTGTAGGTGAGCCCTGTGCCTCCGGTCACGGTAAGCCCCTGAATGATGCCGTCACTGGCCCACTGGGCGCTGATGATATGCCGATGCACTTGAGGGCTGACGCCCTGCGATTTCGCGTCGGGACGAATGCCTAAAGCCGTGGTCATAAGTGTTGCACCTCCGAATCGGAAAAACGTTTAAATGTAGGTGTCATGGCTTGAGCAGCTGACCCACCCGCTGCCTGCGGTGGCGAGATTGACCGTCAGACTCTTGCCGGCCGGTATCGTCATCCACCCGCGCTGTGATAATCCGCTGGTCACGTCCACGCCGCCCATGGTGGCGGTGCGGGAGCGGGTGTCCAGCAATACTGGTGTGCCAGTGTGGATGGCGCGCGAATAGGCGATGGTGGAATTACGCCCGTCGCACGCCAAGCGGAGCGTGCAGCCATCAGGCCACTCTCCGCACAAGGTGTAGGTCGGATATGCGCGGCTAGTGCCCTGATTCGGCAAGCGCATCACCGTCGCGCCATCCGACGCCACGCCATACTGCAGCGGATATGCCAAGCCACCATTAGCCGCGCCGTAGCTCAAGCCGCCCGACTGCACCACCGACGCGCGAGCCTCACCCGAATGAGCCAAAGACGACAAGCGTTCCGGACGCTCGAAAACGATGGTGATGGTCGAATCGGCGATGCTGCCGGACCGATAGTCAGGCTGCTGGGTAAGCACCATATATCCGCCACTGCAGCAGGTATCCTCGGTGCCGTCGACCACGCGCATCCTGACCTGACGATGCACGAGCCTGCGCACACTGTCCGTCAAAGCGAGCAGCGCGTCACGACTGGAGGCGTTGGCATTCCAATGCAGAGTGACGGTGCGGCTGGCGTAGGAGATGTCATCCTCGCTCACGTCATGTCCACCGTCACCCTGCCCGCGCGCCGTCACATTGACTTTCGCGGCGGGAGTCGACCACCAGCCCTCGATGCCGCCCTTCGCGATGCACAGGCAATCAAGATCACCAGAGCCTTCGAAGCGCACCGGCTCCAAGCCGGAGGCCGACAATTCCGCAAAATAAGCCACATCGGCCTCCTTTTATCGCAATTGGTGTCGCGCGGTGCGCACGAGGATGCTCGCATCAGCCCATGGATCCGAGCGTTCGGGGATGTTGACGTTGAGGTTCACGGTCCGATCGCCCTTATCTTTGACGTCAGCGCCGAAGATCTTGACGATCTGCTCTCGCGTCAACACGAGTTCGGGCTGCTTGGTCTCGTTGGCCACGAGGTGCCGTCCGGGTGGCAGGATGCCGCCGCGATCGTACAGGGTCGGCCTATCGTCTCCGACGATGCCGCCGAGCGCGTAGCCGCCCGCACGATTCATTCCGGCCAACGACCCATACCGATGGATCGCGTAATTGCAGCCGGCATAGATGTTGGCGAGCGGGTCGGTGATGCCACGCGAGCGGTACGGCCCCGCATAGGCATTGAATGTGCCAGGAATGGTCTGCATCAGGCCCTGCGACGGCATACCCGCTTTGGCGTTGGAATCCCAGTTGTTGATGGCGTTAGGATTGCCGCCGGACTCCTGATTCATTCGGCGTAGCACGGTGTCGGCCCAGCTTGCTGGCTGGCCCAATTCCTTGAGCACCTGCAGGACTAGGCTCCTCCAGCGTTCCACGCCGCCACCGACCGAACCATGATATTGGCCCGCCTCGGATTTGCTGGTCCACTTGGATGCCAGGTCGGACGCCATCGACTTGACCTTGTCGACAAGCGCCGTAGCGGCACTCACCGGCAGTCTGCCGACCATCTGGCCGAACTGGCCACCGCTGATTCCCGCCACCTGCGATTTCACAGGCGTGAGAATCTTCGACGTGACCCAATCCACAGGATTCTTCACAAAGGCCTGAGCGGTCTTGGACAAATCCTCGATGAATTTCTTCGCTCCGGACACCGCCTTGCCGGCAGCCTTGCCAATCTTGGAGGCAATGCCACCTTTGGCGAAGCGTTGGACGCCATCAAGACCCATATCCTCACGGACGGCCTGCACGCCATGGTGGCGAGCCAAAGCGTTCCAGCGGTAGACGTTCTCCGCGCCGACGGCCTTAGTCCATTCCGGCACCATCCACGCCTCGCCC